ATGGATAAATTACAGACACTTATAACAACTATAAAAGACCACACCTCACCTTTAATAGACAACCTATTCAATCTTTCAACCTGGGAAACAATAAAGTCTTTTTCAAACTCTTCATTCACCACATCATTAGTTGGTGCGTTAGCTGGTGCATTTGCTGGTGCCATGGCTGCACAACGGATAGCTGAGCGTAGCAAACTACGGGATGAGCTCACCAAAGAGATCCGCAACGTAAATGCCGGGATGACAATAGCACTATCGATTGCGAGCTCAGCCATTGGACTGAAGAAACAATACCTACAACCAATAAAAGAAAAATACGCCACTGACAAAAAAACAATTGAACAGATAATAAAAACCAGAAAAAGCCATCCTGAAAGTTCAGAAACTTATGCATTTTCAGGTGACCTTCGCACGCTATCAACTTCAAAACCACCGATTGATCCGCTGAAAGAAATTGTGTTCACACGACTATCAATAAACAACCGATCGCTAAGTTTAACATCTGCCATCGCCGAATCACTTGAACATTTGAACTACTCCATCGCTACCCGAAACGAATTGATCAAGTCATTCAAATCTGGAAATTTCTCTTTTGGCGCGGATATCATCTCTATGTACTTTGGACTTCCTTTCGGTGACGGACACGTAAATCAAGAATTTGGAGACTGCATAGAAGGAATGGCCTCCCACAATGACGAAATTATTTTCTTTAGCGTTTTACTATGCAAAGACCTGCACCAACATGGATTATATACCGCCACACGATTCGAAAAAAAACTAACATCCACGGCGCCAAACATTAACGAAGTTTCTTTCGACGAAGCCCGTAGAGAGGGATTAATTCCAGAGAATGAAGAATACCCCACCTGGTTCTCTAGCTTTCAAGAAAAACCGAAAAAAAACGAGAATTTCTGGCGCCGACTATGCAATAAAAATCCTTGATCAAAAAAACCAAAGGGGACGAAATTATTTTTCGCGAGAAGTTTCCTACTGAAACTAACACTGTATAAAAACAAAGTTAACGAATTATCTAGCCCCCCCCTTTTCTCTTTATATAAATCCGCTAACTTATTTATCTAAAACCTAAAAACCACTCCGACAATGCTAACCAACAAGTAAATAACAACAATAACCAACCCAGACAAAACAGAAAGAACCAATAAAGGCTGCTCCTCTATTCTCACCCACTCCCACAACACCGGCTTGAATCGATCAATGCGCACGCACACATATGCAATGCTGTATGCCGCAATGTACCCCCACAACCATATCGAAGTAAGAAGACTTGTAAAAAAGAATACACCTTCAGGAAATGCGTAAACCACCTCGGTAGATAAAGGTACGTCTGTTGTGAAACGCCCCTGCCCATCCGCTTTAAAGTTAGACATATCAAAGTCTTCTACAACCCTTAGTAACGTGGTCAGATTATTAGGATCTAACCACACACCCAGAGACGTCACTGGAGAAGCTGCGCCATGGTGCAATAAAATAAATTTAGCAACCGTCAGCCCTACGTAATACAATACTACAGAACCAACAACATCAAAAATTAGCGCCCAACCAAATGTTTTCTTCCCATCAGACAAAGTGACTCGATATATCTTCCGAGTAAGGCTTATCGATAAAAACTCAACGATCAAGATGGTGCAGTAGATAGCTAAAGCAGGCCACCTCAAACTGCTTAACTCAACAATATTCAGCATCCACTCTCGAAATAAAGAATATTTAAAACTGAACACCAAGATAAATATCCCAGCCCAAACATTTGTTAGTAAAAAACTAACCCAAAGCGCCCTCCATGAAAAAATCCTGCTCCCAAAAACCGCATTATTCATATGCAACCATAATGCAATAATTTTTCTCGCCCCAACACGAAAACTTACCTCCATAACCCCAACCACTACGCGCTGCAACTTCTCTTTTCTAATAATTTTTTCGAAGGTTTCACACAACTTACACCATGCTAAAAACGCACCGATTGCACACCCAATAGCCAAAAGAAAACTCTGAATAGCATCAACCACTGATTACTCTCCGCTCACTCAAGAATATTTTTGAAAATCATGCCGCTATCATTTGGCCATACCCCAGTAAGCGTAGCAACTTTTCTCAAGGACCGTGGAAAGGGGACTGATTTATTCAAGACACCTATCTACACGCTTTCTCCTTCGCCCATAAACCTCTGAAGATCTCCAACTTCAGAGCCTCGCCCATGCCCCTCCCCACCATTCCTGATAAACTCCCTCGCCTTCGCCCCTGTGATTCAGATCTTCCCAATGTCTCTAAATCCCGCCCCACTCTCCCGCCGCTTCTCCGTCGCCCCGATGATGGATCGAACTGACCTTTCTTTTACCTCCCGCAAATAAAGGCCCAAACGCCTCGCCACCAACCCACGTACCAGTTGCGTACCAGCTCTGTTCTTCCCCCTCCTTGTCCCATCCTCTCTGCCGACCGCGTTAGCAAATTTTAAGCAGCGGTTCTCGGCTCCAATCCTGGCACTATCTACCGTCGGCTCAGGCGTGTTTCGTGAGAGTTAGAAATGCGCGCATGAAAGGCCAGCGAATCGCCCCGTCTGTGCCTCACTCCGTTTTCAGGTTGACCCCTGGGAAAAAGGTAATTTTGGTAATTTTCTTTTTTAGATCCATAAAAACCCAATAAATTCAGTAGGTTAGATAGGTTTACCAAAGGTAATAATAGGGTAATAGGGAGGTTAGAAAATTACCCTTGGTCGTAGTAATTTCACCTACCTACGAACCCCTTTAAAATCAGGCACTTGGTGAAATATTACCTCCGGCCTTACCAAATATTACCTTCAAAGGTAATACTTCAAAGCCACGGTCTATAAGGGCTGCAGCCAATTTTTTGCACCGGCTTACCAAAATTACCTTTTTCCCAGCCTCGAACTGAAATTGGCCAACACAGGTGTCCTGCTATGCTTCCTGCTTTCCAAATGGAGTCGAAAGCATGGCCAGCGAATATTCCCTCACCGTCGTCCTCGAAAAAATGTACGAAAATCAGCTCGGCCTCGAAGCTGCGTTGATGGAGCTGGTGCTGTTAGTCGAGCAGCAGGGACACGAGAGCGTTGGGGAGAATGCCCGCGTAGCACTTGGTCGAATTGGGGAGAATGCGGGTTTTATCAACCAGGGCTTGGCACGGTTGAGAAATCTGGAAAAAGACTAGCTTGTGACAGGCGTCTCAATGGCTACTCACGACCCGAAGCGGACATTCGACCCGAAGCCAGACACCGACATAAGCAGGTGCTCGGCCCTGCCATACGAGCAAATCAAGCTTTAGAAATGCCGTGGGCTCGGACGAACTCACACGCCCTAACCATGATAAAATCATGCATGATTTTTGAGCTGGCGAGCATGCAATTGAGTATTTTGAACGAAGTTGAAAGTTATCGATCCGAAGCAAACTCTAAACTTAACCAAAAAACTAAACCTTCCTTAGGGCAGTTTTTTACGCCTAAACCTATTGCGCTTTACATGGCCAGTTTGTTTGAAAACATAAAAGACACTATTAAACTACTTGATCCCGGTGCAGGACCTGGCTCATTAACGGCCGCATTCACTGACGAAGTAGTTAGTAGGAACTGCGTTACTAGCTTGTCCATCGACGCCTTTGAAATAGACCCCATATTACACCCATTCTTAGATAGAACTCTACAAGCTTGCAAGAAAGTATTGGCTACTAGATCAGTACCCGCCAATACTTCACTGCAAGGTCTAGACTACATAAACAGCTCTCTACTAAATAGCTTCATGCAAGTAGAGCAAAAGTACACCCATGTATTAATGAATCCACCGTACAAAAAAATCTCTGCCACAAGCAATCATAGACAGCTGCTTCGCAGCGCAGGGATTGAGTCAGTGAACCTGTATTCGGGATTCGTTTCTCTGGCCTTGAAGCAACTTCTTCCAGGCGGAGAACTCATTGCTATTATTCCACGATCCTTTTGTAATGGCCCGTACTATCAAGCTTTTCGCGAACTAATAATCGAAACCAGCGCCATTAACCATATTCATATTTTTGATAGCCGAAACATGGCTTTTTCTGATGATGAAGTACTTCAAGAAAACATCATCATTCACTTAACAAAAGGCAAAAGCCAAGGTACCGTAACTATTACCTCAAGCCCATCATCTGACTTCCATCTAGATGAAGAATCCGGCACTATTACAGCTTCCGACATGACAGTTCGACGTGTCGATTTCAGCAGCATAGTTTACCCTAACGATAAAGAAAAATTCTTCCATATTGCAGCGAACGACAGAGACCTAGCGGTCATCAAAAAACTGGAAGTTTTTTCTTCAAAACTACAGGATTTGAATGTCAGCGTTTCGACTGGTCCAGTGGTAAGTTTTCGCGCCAAAGAATTCCTGAAGGACAGCAAGGATAATAATTCTGTACCATTACTTGGGCCAAGTCATCTGGGGTTACGCGTTAACTGGCCTAAGACAGGAAAAAAACCAAATGCGATAGATATAACGCCCGCTACAAAAAAATCACTCTGGGCTAATAGTGGCTCATTTGTATTTGTGCGACGCTTCAGTTCGAAGGAAGAAAAGCGTCGAATTGTCGCGACCTTATATGAAGGAGAGCTACCGGGTGAACTCATTGGGTTAGATAATGGCCTAAATGTGTTCCACACCGGAAAAATAGGTTTTGACCCTATGATTGCTCGTGGGTTATTTATCTATTTGAATAGCACTTTACTCGACAAATATTACAGAAACTTCGGCGGCCACACGCAGGTTAATGCGACAGACCTAAAAAACCTGAATTATCCTTCAAAGGATTCTCTGCTCCGGTTGGGCGCCTGCGTTGAAGATCGCATTCCGACGCAAATGGAAATAGATAATTTCATTGATGAAGAGATTTTTCGAATGACCGGAGAACGAAACAGCCCCATGGACGCCCAACAAAAAATTGATGATGCGCTAAAAATATTGATTTTACTTGGGCTTCCGAAAGCTCAGCATAATGAAAGAACAGCCCTGACTTTATTAGCTCTTTTGAATTTAGCGCCAGATCAATCTTGGAGCGAATTACAGCGCCCACTCATTGGTGTCACACCAATAATGACTTGGGTTAGGGAAAAATACGGCAAAGAGTATGCACCGAATACAAGGGAGACATTCCGCCGGCAGACACTACACCAGTTTGTTGATGCCGGCTTATGTCTCTATAACCCAGACAAGCCCGATCGGCCAGTTAACTCTCCGAGTGCCTGCTATCAAATTGCACTAGAACTATTTCATGTGCTACTGACTTATGGAACTCCTGATTGGGATTCTGCGTTAGCAAAATGGTTACAGGCATCTCCTACACTCATCTCTCAGTACGCTATGGGTAGAGAAATGGAGCTAATCCCTCTTATTCTAAATGGGAAAACACAAATCAAACTAAGCCCCGGCGCACATAGCCAGCTTATCAGTGATATCGTAACCGAGTTTGGACCTAGATTTGCACCTGGTGCGGAGGTTATCTACTTAGGCGATACTGGCGCGAAAGAAGATTTTTTCGATAAAGAACGTCTAGCCGAACTAGGCGTTGTCGTTGATCGAAAAGGAAAACTTCCAGACGTCGTCTTATATTGGCCTGAGCGTGATTGGCTACTACTTATTGAGTCCGTAACCTCCCACGGCCCAGTTGACGGGAAACGCCATAACGAGCTCGCTAAACTATTTTCTTCCGCTAAAGCTGGGCTTGTATATGTTAGTGCCTTCCCAGATCGAAAAACCATGGTTAAATATTTGTCAGTCCTGGCTTGGGAAACTGAGGTCTGGGTTGCGGATGCACCTACCCATATGATCCACTTCAATGGCGACCGGTTCTTGGGGCCTCATTAAGTAGTAATCCTGCCGGTGATCCCAAAATACCATGCGTTTTTGGGATCCTTTGAAATGCGCCGATGCCCTGAACGGGCGATACCTGGGGGCTTTCAGTCCAATTGCCCCCTTTTCCTGAATAGCCTCCAGGCCTTCCCCATTAAAGCTCTAAAGAACTGAAAACTCGGGAAATTTCCGATTTTTAAGGGCTCGCCCCCTGTAAACAGGCGACTTTAGCTATTCGTCAATTACCGTGGCTCGCGGCAGGTGGTTTGCGAAGCCTCTGCACAAGTTTGCAAAATCTTGCACTTCTTGAAATCGCCACATTTGGCACCGCCCCCGAAGCAGGCCTAGCCAGCCTTTTGATTTTCACCCTATCTCCCTTTGCACAAAAGGCGGACGCAGAGTCCGTCGGCGGGAGGGGGATAAGTGCTTTTTTGACAATTTTTTCTTCTTCTGATGATATCCGTTGATGAGCCAAATCGAGCTGGCAGCCGAACGCTTAAAACGTATGCCTCGCAAGCAGCTGCCCTCTAGCTCAGTGAACGATAGATTCAGCTATCACCCGAATAGTGGCAAGGGTTGAGGTCTACATGGTAATCCACTCTCGATCGACTCAAAATTTGAGTCAGTCGGCGGAGCCTCCTAATAGCTGAACGATCTACCTAGGGACGCGAAATGCGAATACAGCTGCTGTCAGTCCTTACTCAAGGTCATACAAGTGTTTTGGTAGGCAAGGAAAACGAGCCGCGTTGGCGGTGCGGGGATAAGTGACTCCAGAAGGCTTTTTGCACTCCTAACCGCACCTTCTAGGTTCCCCATGAGTGAGTAAAGGCGCTTATTTTGAGCTAATCGATGTAAATGGATAGAATTGCTGAACCGGTTTCAATAGGGTTGCACCTGACGGGAAAAATGCACTGAATGGCTGATGACTGAGTGGAAAGCGCCTCCAAAACGGCAGCGCGAAAATGGCACAGACCGAAGCTATCGCCGCACGGTTGCCTTCGTCGTCAGGCTGACCTTAGCTGCGAGAATTACTGCAGATTCTGAAAAAACGTGCTAGAAACCATTGATGCAATGATTATGGATCGTCAAAAATGTTAAGTGACTTCAAGATAGAAAAATTTAGACACTTCGAAAGTATCGAAATAAATAAAATTCGAAGAGTCAACCTGTACGTTGGAAAGAACAGCGCAGGCAAGAGTGCCCTATTAGAGGCTCTGTTATTGTTCTTTACACAAATGTCCCTGAAATATCTGCCTAAGATCCACTCAAACCGACAAGAGGATTGGGAACAAGCAGCAGACATTCCCGGCCACACCCCTTTGAGACATCTTTTTAAAAACCACCAACTTCCATTACCTGGTGAACAAGGTTTCACGCTGTCCTCAACTCACGATGACAGATCCTTCTCAGTTAGAATTGAATCAATTAGGGTATCAAGAGAGGGATTAACTACCGGCATGGAATCTCTCGTACTCCCTCAGACCAGAGAGTACACTCTTCCGTACGAACAGCTTATGCTAATAATGGAGAAGGGAGATCATAAAAAGTTACTATTTGAGCTTCAAGACTATCCACCAAGACGTCCGAGCTTGATGTATCGCTCGCAAAACTCTGCACCCTTAGTGAATTTCGTATCTACAAGTGGAATTTCCAACAGCGAACTAGCAACACTTTGGGACTCAATAAGCCTCACTGAGGCCGAAGGCGAAATTATAAAAGGCCTTCAGCTGATTGAACCGAACGTTGAGGCCGTTGCGTTCGTTGGTAGATCGTCAAGCAGGACAGCACTTGTAAAACTATCCAACGAGATCGAGCCTGTGACTCTTAAAAGTCTTGGCGACGGGATGAGCAGAATACTGCAGATAATAGTCTCACTGGTTAACGCTAAAGGTGGCGTACTAATCATCGACGAGTTTGAAAACGGACTACACTGGAGTGTTCAAGCGGACGTCTGGAAGCTTGTTTTTAAATTATCAGCAATTTTGAATGTTCAGGTTTTCGCGACCACTCACAGTCGAGATTGTATTTACGGATTCGAAGAAGCTTGGGCTACAGAGCAAAACGCAGGCGGCTTCGCACGACTACAAAAGACAAGCAACTCAGTTAAAATTAGTGAGTATTCCTTCACTATGCTGAGAGACTCCCTAGAAACGGATGTCGAGGTTAGATGATATGAAGGGCATTAGTTTAGATCATACGGGCCCCCGCGTAGTCCTGACCGAAGGGAAAAACGATGCACATTTGATTTTGCAGCTATGTGTACACTTTAACATACCTAGCACTTTCGGCTTTTATGATTGCAATGGAGACGACAGAGTTTTAAAACGCCTTAACGGCCTACTCATTAGTCCTGAACCTCCAGAAATAATTGGTGTAGTTATAGATGCTGATGCTCCTGACCTAGTGTCCCGATGGCAATCGGTATCCGACATATTATTGAATCACGGGTATGAGCCGCCAAATGCACCCGTTGAAACAGGTACAATTTTGCATAAAGAAAATGGTCCTTCGATAGGTGTTTGGCTCATGCCTGACAACTTAACCGACGGAATGCTCGAAGATTTCTGCGCGAGACTCGCACCTGAACAGTTCATTCAATTTGCTACAACCTGCGTAAATCAAGCGCTAGACGCTGGAGTTACTACCTTTCGCACGCCCCACTTATCAAAAGCAATAGTTCATACATATTTAGCGTGGCAAGATGAGCCTGGGCTACCTTTGGGGCTAGCAGTAAAAGCTAGAGCTCTAAACCCTGAAACTGAAATTGCCCACAGGTTTCAAAACTTTCTCTTAAACCTATTCCCCAATGTAGCCACAGCTTAATACTTTTACCTATAAATTTGGAGACTTAAGAGTTAAGGCATCCAGTTCAACTGATAGCAGTTTCGCTTTCACAGCTTCTAATGTGAAAAGTTTATTAGTTGCGGGAGGGGGACTGGATGCATGCACATGCGATGCGATTTGTACGTTCATATTTTCCACCAAATTAATCAGATCTCCTAAAACGTTTAATACATTCACACGCTCTGATCCTAGCCAAGTTTTTGGTGCTTGTATGCGTTGACTAATATCTGCGGTGCATTCTCGCAATCCTTTAATACGCTCCCGCATATCCCCCCCCACCATGGCGTTATACTTCTGCCCCACGACCAAGTTCAAATCTCTCCCCGTAGCTTGGTGCAAATCATCCACCGCCGCTAGGCTCGCAGATCCACCAGACAGTAGCTTGAGCGCTCCCAGCGCCTCGATCGTCTTCACTCCACCCACCAACTCGGTTGAGTGGTCATCAACCTCCCGCGTGTGGCTCTGGAACTGCTCGCGGTTCACCAGGGCTTCAACCTCACGCTCGATCGCCTGATCCCGGATCTTGCCATCGGTCTGGCGCAACCAGTTGCCGTCCGTGTCGACGCGCTGTTGGGCGGCGCCGCTGTGCTGCCACACCTGGTCGCCTTTCGGCACCTTCGGCATGCTCAGACCGTGGGGCAAGATCGATTGAATGTAGGGCTTGTTCGGCAGGCCGTAGGCAAAACACACCACAACGCGGGTGCCTTCCTCCGGAAAGGCGTAAATGCCCATGCCCTCGCCACCCGTGGGCAGTGGCAGCGGGACACCGGTCAGCGGCGGTATCGCCGGATCTGGCTCGTCATCTGCGCCCAGGACTTCAATATCCACGGCATAGCGCGGACGGAAGTCGTCGCAGATCCCCGCGTCTGCCGGCGCATCGGCCACGGCGGTCACACGGGCAAAGCGTGGCAGGTGGTAACCACCGGTGAGTTCGGGGAATTGGCGCTCTACAGCGCGGCGGATTGCGTCTTCCATCGTATGGCCATCTGGTCATTGGCGAGCGCCACACTGGTGACACGCTCGCCGGTGTTGATCGTTGCACCTGGTCGTAACCCAGGAAGGGCCGCCACCATTGCGCTCTGGTTACCCTGGTAGCCGTCGAACAGCTCCGTGGGGATCTGCAGCGCCGCCCGGGCGCCAAAAAAGCCGTCGGCCCAGCTGCCGGCGAACACTTCGCCGTTGCTCAGTTGGTGCCAGGTGAAATCCGGAATACTGAACACCCGGGCCAGGCTGTCCATCGCCTGGTATCCGGCGGCAAGGCTGTAGAAGTACGGCGCCTTCACGCCGGCGTAAGGCCGATCAGGAACGCGAAAGCGCAGCCCCGTCTGCTCGCTGATGGCAGCCAGCACGGCGCGCAGATCAACGTGACGCAGGTTCAGCGGCAACGGGTTGGCCAGCACGGCAGCCAGCTCACGGCAGAACAGCACCTGCTCTTTGGAATTGGCGGCGGTGCAACGCTCGACGTAGCCGATGAAGTGGCGCTGCAGCGTGCGGTCGTTGTAGCCGATGTCCAGCGTTACCAACCCTTTCAGCGGCTCGGCAGACTGCACGGTGAAATTCGCCCGCCCTGGACTGGTGGCGTCCAGCCGAACGTCTTCCTTGACCAGGGGAACAGGCGCGCCATTGATGGCCAGAACCTTGTGCAGCTTCACTTCTGCTCACTCCCGCCCAGCCACTTATCCACACGTCCCAGCACCTTTTCAAAGCCGCTCAGTTCCGGGTTGTCGCCCGAACCGGAACTGCTACCACCTTCGCCGACCGTGCTGCCCGGGGCGCCCTGGGCGTCGACCTTGTTGCCGGCACGCCGCCCCTCGACCTTTTCCGGGTTCGATTCGCGCTCACTCAGCGTGAACTGCACCAGCCAGGCTTTCAGGCTGTCGGCCTCGCGGGCACTGACGCCTTCGGAGAATTCGACCTGACGCACGCCGAACGCTTCGGCGGTGTCGTTCACGACGCGATACAGATGCAACTCCCCGCCGCTCGCCGTGGCTTCGGCCATGCGCATCAGGTCAGTCAACTGCACCCGATCAACAAAGGGGATCATCAGCGACACGGCCAGCGTCTTGGGCTTGAACCCCTTGTGGGCTTTGTCGGTGTTGCTGGTCTGCCCCGACATGTCGCCGCTTTCAATGCGCAGATTGCCGGTGACCTTGAGGTTCTTACCTTGGACTTTTTGCCCGTCGAGCAACAGTGTCATAGGCCCACCAGCTCCCGTACAAAACTCAGCCCTTCCTTGGTGCCCACCAGCAGCAGGCCGGCACATTGCACCCACTCATGCCCGGGGGCATCGCCGCTCAGCAGCTCCTGACGTAGCTCGGTGGCATTACCTGGGCCGATCAGGCGCGCCCGTATGCTGACATCGGCGTTGCCCCCGCCCAGCAGGCCTTTCAGGTCTGCCAATTGTTGATCCCGCTCCTGTTGCTGGGCGGCTTTTCGAGCGGCCAGCGCAGCCAGATCGCCCAGCGGCGAACTGTCGGCGGCGTAGCCTTCCAGCACGGCCAATTGGCCGGCCATCGATTGCTTGGCAGCCTTGACCACCGTGCATCGCTCCAGGGGCAGTCCTTGCCAGCGCGGCAACGGGCCGGCGCCGGGGATCTCCCACTTGTCGCTCTCAAGTTTCAGCAGGTACTGGGCGCGCCGTTCGGTTCGCACCAGGTCGCCGATCGGCAGCAACGCATTGAAGCGCGACAGACCGCTGGCCAACTGTTCCAGGCGTGTGCCCAGGAACAGAATCGACAGGGCATATTGCGGCCCAACCGGACGGCCCGCATCGGTGGCGTCCTCCAGTTTTTTGGCCAAGTGTTCCAGCACATTCGGCGCCGACAGGTAGCGCTGATAGCCTTTGCCCTGGCCGATGCCGCTTTGAAACGGCGTCACCACCAGGCACGACGGCACCTGGCCCAACTGCTGGGCCAATGCGGTACGTCCGGCTTCAACGGCGTTTCTCGCCGCATCACCGACCGGCCCCGGATTGGTGCTGGCCAAACCTTCCAGACCAGCCAGCCGCTGGGCTGTGCTGGCCAGCTCACCGGTGGCCAGATCCTTGGCGGCAGACAGCCCCCCCATCCATTGCGTGGCCCGTTCTGGCCAGCGCATCGTCACCGGTGACCAGGTCATGCTGGCGGCGTCCATTTGATGGCGTCCATCGCTTTGCTGTCTTGTTCGTTGAACGCCTTGGCCAGCGCTTGGCGCAGGTTTTCGGCGTGCAATTGCGCCGCCTGCTTGAAACGGAAAAGATCTTGGCCAACATCGCGCAATTGTTCGGCAGTGTGGGTTCTGAAAGCCTTGTGCTGCTCCATGTCGGTACAGGCGATATCGGCGGCCAGACCCGAGAGGATGGAACCGGTCAAATTGATTTGATCGACCAGTGCGCTGTCGTAATGGAAAGGCCAGCCCAACGCCTGAGAAATGAAGCCGGATTCAGTGTAAAGGGCGCACGCCTGGTTGATTTCCTGCTTCTTCTGCTCATGTAGCGAGGCCAGTATCGCGGCGGTGTCGTCTGCCCAGTGGTCGTTTTTCCAGACTTGAAGCGGCTTCGGCTGCTTGAGCGTGTAACCGCTGGGCATCGGCGCGAAGCCGTCCAGCGTCAGCGGCTCGCCGGTCTTTATGTTGTACGCGGTCACGCCCTGGAAAAAGTCCAGCAGTTGCCATTTTCCATCAATCCAGCACGCAGCCTTGTGTTCAGGTTCTTCCGGCGGCGGGATTTCCACGCAGCCTGCGGGGATCAGAAAAACGTCGGGTTCCAGTTGGCAGGCCTCGGCCTCGGTCGTGCCGACGTAGCGGCCGAAGGAGTTGGTTTGATAAACGATTTTTCGGTTCATACAGGCGCTCAGTATTTGATGCAGACGAGAAATGCCACGTTGTCCGGACGGGACTCATGGATCCCGTCTGCGGCGACCGTGACGCCGTGGATGTGGTCACCGGCGGCATAGATGTTCAGGCCGTGGGAGTGAACACCGTCACCGTTGATGCCGACGGCGTGGGTGTGTGCAGCGTGGGCGCTGCCAAACTCTCGCCAGAAGGCTCCGCCGGAGCTGGAACCCATCACCGACCCGGCGAGGTTGCCGCCGACGTTGATGCCTTGGTTGCCCATCAGAATTTGGGTGTTTCCTTCACCAGCGCCTGCTGTCCAGGCCGAGTGACCATGCCAGCCGGCGGCGTCGATATGTCCGCCGTGACCGTGCGCACCTGCTCCGGAGGTTGACGCCGCGTGAGTGTGCGAGCGGTTTTGGTTGGCCTGCTCACTGCCCAGCGCCCGGCCGGCATCTAGAGTGCCGCCGTCGCTCCAGGCCCGAATGAACTTGCCGCGCATGTCACGTAAGTTGAAGGTATTCACGCCATCGCCGGCGCCGTACCGGGTGCCGATCACCGCGAACAGCTTGGCGTAGGTGGTTCGCGAAATGGCGGCACCGTTGCACTTCAACCATCCAGGCGGCGCGCTGGTCATATCGAACGCGGCAACCATCCCGGTCATCGAGTCTCCGACCTGTTGCTGCAGCTTGTTAAGCGCGGCGGTCGAAGCAATGATCTGGCTGCTGTTGGTGCCCGGATCGTCGCTGATTGCGTTGGGAACATTGCTCAGCCCGACGTCTTCTTTCTTTGTCCCTCGAGCACGCAAGCGCGGGTAGTCACCGTTCCTGGCCGCAAGGTAGGTAATCAGCGAAGCGTCGATTGGCTCGACCACTCGCATATCCAGCGCAATGGAAGCGTTGGGAATCTCGGCGAGGGGAACGCAGTAGTGGCCAACGCCAGCGCTGTCGGTGTAGTCGGTACGATCGGCTTCGAACACGATCGTGTAGCTGGCCACAACATCGTTGAGTTCACGCTTCAGGGCGACATCTAGCCAGGCCACTGTGGGGTAGCTCGGCGGCTCAATCTTCAACGGGGTCGATCGCACGACACGAATCCCCGCGATATAGGCGCCGCCTGGGTTCATCTGGAACGAATCGTTAACCCAATCAATTTTGAAGCCGGCGCCAAAGAAGCACGCTCGGCCATAGACATCACCATTGATCTGCCGCTGACGTTCATCAATGCCCGCCAGGCGCACAGTGAAGTCATGCTGCCAGGTGCTGGCATCGATCTTTACGCCGGTCAGCGCCTGGGCACCGTCGAACGCCACCAGAAAGTTACGGGTGACGTTGTTGCCGATCTGCAGTGGCGGGATGTTCCTGCGCTTCTGCTGCAGCGGCACGTAGGACACGGCGAACAGCAAACCGTCCGCGTCCTCGAGGCCGACCCAGTTGAAGTCCCAATCGCCGATGTCCGACCCCAGCTGCGCGCTGTAGACGATCTGGTTGGGGTTCACAAAACCGCTGTTTCCCTCGGGAATCTCGTAGGTGTGCACGATCTGGCCCGCCGGCGGCTTGCCGGCAGCACGATCCACCGGCGCTTCGGTAACCAGCCCGGGCACGTTGGCGAAAATGAATTTCGTGATAATCAGGGACTTTTTCTGGCTTTGTTTCAGGGCGATTTGGCCTTCGCCGGCCAACGTAATACTGGCGCTCACTTTGCGCTCCTACAGGCTGGCGACCAGCGTCTGCTGGTCGTCGTTGAAGTCGATCAGGCCCACTTGCAGGCCCACGGGGGTGATGGTCACGAAGTCATAGCGCCGGCACGTCCGACCGTATTGCTGGATCAGCACGCGCAGCAGCTCCGGGTTCAGCGACAGTTGCGCGTTGCTGAACTTCAACAGCACGACGTCCCAATCCCGGTCGGGCTGACGCTCCTCGATCTCCACGTAGCCGACGCCCAGGCGCTCAAAAATGCGTTTCATGCCGGCGGTGCTGCCGGCATCAACCGAGTTGACGAAGGCGTATTTCACGCGCAACCGGAACAGACTTTCCGGCTCCCCGGCGAAGCGTGTTACGTCACGCTGCCAGGCCCACAACTCAAGGATGCTCAGGTGGCAGGTGTCGGGATCGATCTGCGAATAGGGCCAGCGCAGCCACCCGGAGACGGTTTCCCACCAGGACTGTGCAGCGGCCAACAACTTTGCCAGCTCGGTGCCGCCCAGCCAGAAAGGCAATTTCAGCTTGGTCATTGCGCCGTCACCTTCAACTGGCCCAGGCGCGGAATGTTCAGCCCGCTGATGATGTCCTGACCCGGTAGAAAGCGAAGGGAAGCGATATCGGCGAACTGCTGGTGGAGTTCTTCACTCAGGCGGCTATAGCTGAATCGCGACTGTGGATAAGTCAGCGTCGGCTGGTAGTCGGTGGCCGTGCTTTCGCGAAACGCCGCCCGCACGAACAGCTCGACCTCTTTCACCAGGGCGTTGATTCGCTCGGCGCTCAAGTGGGGCTTGGGCCACAGCCACAGCGTCACTGTCGCCGGGACTTCGGGCATGACCATGGCCAGCAGATCGTCGCCATGGCCGTGGTTGCCCTGGTCGCGGATATGCGCGTTGATTTGCTGCAGGTAGGTGTCCGCCGGCACACCGGCATCAAACAGAATGTAGGCATTTGCGCTGCCCGGGCCACGGGGCGCGCCGTGTTCGAAGTACACGCCATCCGGACGCACGCCGGGGAATGCGGAAATCATGGCGCGATACACCGCGTCGGTGTGCCACTGGTTGACCGCCGAGAACTGGTTACGCACGCGCAGACGCAACTGGTCGTTGGGTTCCGGATCTGCACCTGGCGAAGCCAGCCAACCGTCTTTGTTCACCACCTGGACAATGCCGGGGATCGGCACCGGCAGGATCGCGTAGTAACCCGGGGCCAGATTAAAACCGCTGCCCGCCTCGATCGCCTCGACCGGGACGTCCAGCTGGAGCTGGCCCTGCTGGAACGTCGCCGGCGCCGTGGTCACCAATTGATAGACGTTGCCGTTGATCGCGGCAGACTGCACCACAATGCCCTTTTCCAGCTGCAGCACGCCGTCCGGAACGGCGCGGGTAAACAGCAGTTTCCCCTGGGCCTTGGTCGCGCCTTTACGCTCGACATTTACCGCCCATGCCAGTGTGTCCAGCCACGCGTCGACCGCTGTTTTCACAAAGAAGTTGGGCAGCACGGTCATGCACAAAAAATCCAGCAGCCACAGCACCGGCTTGGTCACCAGCGCGGTCATCACCCGCCAGAACGGCGAATAGCTGCTGGTGTTGGCCACCTTCGAGCCTTGGGCTTCAACTTCTTTTTCCCACTCGGCCTTCAATGCCGCCTCAGTGGTCGGGATGCCGGCATCGGCGATCACCTTTTTAAAATCGATGCTCACAGGCTGACCTCAATCGATCCGAATTTGATGGTTTTGGCGGTGACCAGGTACACGCCAGGCGCCTGCTCGGTGATGCGTGCCGTCCCGGGCACCAGGCGCACGTCGTCCTCCACCAGCAGTTCCATCTGCTGGACGCAATCGCGTTGACGCAGGCGGTCGCGCTCAGCCACCAGCGTCACCAGCAGCCCGCTGTCGCGGATCATGTGCGCGATGTCCTGGGCAATGCAGGCGCGGTCGTCGACCAGCAGCGGCTGGTGCGACGGATCAAGTGCCAGGTCGTTGCCGACGATCAGCAGATCCACGTACTCACTCATCCACCCACCGCCATCGCGACCATGTTTTCCATTTCCAGCGGCGTCATCTGCTTGCCGGTGTGAATGTTCACGTTCTCCACATGCGTGCCCTTGTTCTGGCTGCTGTTGTTGTTCTGAATGCTGGTGAGCAGGCCACCCGGCGGTACTGCAGACGGACGTGCCGGCGACAGGCTTGGAATAGCCGCATTGATGGTCTGTTGGGCTTTCTGCGCGGCGTTGGCGGTGTCGGAAGCGCTGGCAGCGGCGTCGACGCCGGGCACCTCGGGCATACCGCCGAAGCGCGCTTCGATGTTCACGCCGGGGATGCTGTTCAGCAGCTCGACCACACCGTTAACGGCCTTGGTGAAAATGCCGACGATGCTGTCCCATGCGGCCTTGGCCATACCTGACCAGCCGCCCATGGAATTGAACCAGTCGGACAGTTTCTGGAACGTCTCGGCCACCGCCTGGAACGCGGCGGTATTCATCAGGGCCGTCGTCCATTCATCCCAGTAGTAGACGGCTGCAGCGATCGCGGCGACCAGGGCAACGATCCCGACCACGATCCACACCACCGGGTTGGCCAACAGCGCCGCGTTGACCAGCCAGATCGCGCCTTGCCACAACATCATGGCGCCGCGAATGACGGCCAGGCCGGCGCTCAGCGTGTAGATCACGGCCACGTAAGCCAGCATTACAACCTTCTGCAGAATGAACACTGCGACGGTGCGCAGCCCCATCAGTTGGAAGACTTTCCACACGGTCAGCATGCCCAGCCAGGTCATGCGCATGATGCCCACCGCCATGGTCAGCGCTGACATGGCCGCAACAATGCCCATGATCGACAACGCGGTGATGCCGATAACCCGGGTGATGTTCGGGAACAGCTGCGACCAGCGCACCAGGGTTTTGCCGATGTCGACCATCTTGGTCATGAACGGCGACAGCACCGGGATCAGCACCTGGCCAAACACGGTTCGCATGACCTCGACCAGCGACGCCCATTGCTGCCAGGGATCGACCATCGCCCGCGCCATCTGCTCGGCGTTCTCCAACCCGCGCACTTTGCCCAGTTGCTCGATGCCGTTGCGCAGCCGATCGGTGTCCTTGGCCAGCGCGCCAATCACCTGGGCACCTTCGCCGCCAAAAGCCTCCAGCAGCTTGGCACCGGCGGAGGCGCTGGTCAGGTCGCCGAACTTGCCCTGGAGCTTGTCCAGGATGGTCATCATCGGCAGCATCTTTCCCTGCTGGTCGGTGAACTTCATCCCCAGCTTTTCCGAGGCGGCGCCGATGTTTTCGAAAAACGCCTTGTAGCGTCCGCCGGCGTCGCCGCCTTCCATGGTGCTGCTCAGTGTGCCGATCACCGCCATCTGTTCAGCCAGGTCGACGCCGGACGTCGTGGCGATCGCTCCGGCTTCCTTGAAGGCGTCTTTCATGGCCGCGCCGCTGGTGCGGAACAGCTGCACCGCCAGCGCCGTTTGACCGCCGAGTTTTTCCACCCACGCGCCCTTCCCCATCGCATCGGCTTGGGACTTCTGCAGGTTGTAGAGCGTGCCGACGTATTCGCCCATGGTTTCGGCGTCGGTTTTAGTGGCCTTGGCCAGCAGGTTGCTGGTGTTGGTGAAGGTGGCCAACTGGTTGCCGGCCAAGCCTTTGATGGCGCCCTCGATGAGGTACGCGGACGCTACAAAGTCCTTGGCGTTCTCGCCGTAGTTCACTGCGAACTCCAGCGACTTGGCATTGAGCGCCGACAGCGCATCCTCAGCCACGCCGAGCGATCGCACGTCGCCCAGGGCGCGGTTGACCTCCAGCGCCGGTTCCATGGATTCACGGATAGCGACCACGCCCGCCGTCAGCCCGCCCAACCCCAGGCCGATCGTCTTGATGTGCTTTTCGCTTTGATCGGAAAGCTCGGCAAAACCCATTTTCACCTTGCCCAGGGGCGCAGTGACCTTGTCCTGCAAGCTGAGAATAAAAGCCAGGCTGGCGCTACGGTCTGCCAATGTCGTTACCCGTTCAGCGCAATGGCAATGCCGTTAGCTACGGCAAATTCCATGCGTCTCCAGTGTTCGTCCTCCAGCCACTTGGCCATCCCCATTGCCTCGGGCGTGGGTTCGGCACCAGGTAGCCAGCGGTGCGTCAGGGCCATCAGCTGGCCCAGGCCGTTTTCGCTCAGGCGCTCAGCGTGCTCGAGCGCTTTTTTACGATCACCTCAACATTGGGTGCGTATTCCTCCAGCAGCGCGCCGGCGATTTGCATCACCATCACCGGGTTGGCCAGGATCGATTTCAGCGTGGCTTTTTCTTCCTGCTTGACGGTGTTCATCAACAGGTTGTTGCCCGGGGCGACCTTGTTGGTTTGGGTCAGAGCGTTGAAATACTTGGTCACGTCCGCCGGCGTCAGATTGAAGGTGAATTCGTTTTCGCCGACTTCCAGGGTGATTTCTTTGTTCTGTTCGTTCATTGGATGACTCACTTGTTGAGGTTGGGTAAAGGGTTGGTCGAGAGCGCCGGCGATCGCCGGCAAACGTCCAGGGCGTACTGCTGCAGTCCGACGATCATTTGCCGGCTTTGGGCGAGTTGATCTCGGAGGGTGAAATAATCCTGTCGAGCGTCTGCTGCGAGTTCGGCGCGTCCTGCATCAGCCACGCGGGCGGTGCCGGCGGTGGCGGACACAGATCCGGAAGCGGGACAGGTAGCGCTGACGTACAGCCGGCCAGTGCCATCGCCAACAGCGCGGCGCAGGCGTTCGTTTTCAGTGCGTGCATCGGTCAATTCCTTGGTGTTTCGTTGGTCGATCGCATCACGCTCGGCGAGCATTTCACCGCTGATGCGTGCCGCTTGGCGCAGACCAACCACCTCAGTGTTCAGGCCTCGCAGGTCTTCCAGCGCGTCGTCGCGTTGATCCACCATCCGGATAAACCAGTACAAGGGCACCAGGGCGGCAATGAGCATCCCGAACAGTGCGGCCTTGAAAGGTGAAATGGTCATTTCAGGCAGACTCCCATCTCGGCCAGCCGCCGGTTATGCAGCCCGGGAACAAAGCGTTTCTGGCCCTTGGCGTCCGTCACAAAGGCCCACACCGGCGTCTTGCCGTCCGGCGCCCAAGCCAGGGCTTTGCAGCCTTCGGCAATGTGACCGGCGTTAATCAGCGCGACCGCTCGACTGGCGCAAGTGCTGGCCGCGCCGAAGTTGTGGCCGTGACTGGTCAGGGCGTCGAACGTGTTCTGGTTCACGTTCGGGTTGGTGATGCACTCGGCCAGCTGCAGCTGCGTTTTGCGGATCACCAGTTGCTCCACCTCGGCGCACTTGGCAGGCGACCAGTAGTCGCCGACCACGACCGGGTACGGACTGGTGAACCGAGTGATGCCTTTGCACACCGTAGGCAGTCCGCCGGCGAGTTTGTCCGCGTAAACAGTGTTCTGACCGTTGCCTTCCCAGGTGCCCAGGAAGATCACCAACGGGGCGCTGACCAGCGCGATCAAACCAGCGGTGATACGTCCGCGCAGACTCATGGGAACCACACTCGCAGCACTGCCGGCACGACCATCTGCAGCACGGCGCCAACCAGTGTCAGGATGGTGAGCAAGCGCCCAACCTTGGAGCCGATCACGTTGACCGCCACGGTCAGCGCCTGCTGCCCTTTGTTGAGTTCCTTGAGCTGGCCAGTCATGTTTTCGAATTGCTGCTCAAGCTTGGTCACGCGAGTCGGCACGGTATCGTGACGATCTTCAAACTCGTTCATGCGGTGCTCGATCACAGCAATCTGCCGTTCCAGCGTTCCCAGACGTGCGGTTTCAGTGGTCATCGGCGGTTGCTCTTCTCAACGTCCGTTTGGCACGGGACACACCGGGTGATACCGCCATACGCCTGGCGCGCCGGCGGAATAGGTTTGTCGCAATCCTGGCAATGGGTCAGGCTTGGCCCGACCGGCATAGGCGTCTGCAGCTGCGCCTTGATCGCCTGGTCACGTTGGCGTTGCTCCAGCTCCTGGGCACGGTCGAACCAGTCCACCATTAGCGCAGCCCCTCGGTTTCAGCTGCGGCCAGGTAGGGAACGCCGTTGATACGGATAAAGTCCGGGCTGGTAACGTCAAACGGCACCTTGTATTTGCTCTTTTCGCCGCCCTTGGGATCGATCGACAACAGGCTGGACACCTTCAACCGGCAACCGAATGCCTCCACACGCATTTCCTCGTCCTCGCCGGCCTTCGCGAAGAACACCGAGTCAAAGGGTTTCAGCTCGCGAAAACTGCCTGCCGAGCGGGCGGCGTCCACCAGCAGGTTGAAATTGGTGCTGTCCAGTTCGAGTTCGCCGGCGGCGGCGACATCGCCGTCCACATAGCCGTCCGGAACGCCACGGGTTTGTGCCACTGCCGAGTTGTCGGTGATGTCCAAGGTGCAACTCTCAACGTGCAGCGCGATGTCGCCCAGGTTCACGTCAAAATTCTTACCGCCAATCTTCGCCATGGCGCGTTACTCCGTTTTGTCGGTGGAAAGATCCAGGGCGATATTCGCGGCCAGGTCTTTTGGGCAGTTGAGGGGTTTGAGCTTGAAGTAGGCGACCACCTTGGTTTTGCTCAACCAGGTCAGCACCAGGTCGCCGTCTTTCGGCGGTTCAATATCGCCAGGGAACACCTGGCCAGCGAACGTGACGGACTTGGCCATGGCTCGCAGTGGAGCCATCAACTGGTTGGTGTTGACGGCCATGCTGTTGGGGGTGTTGTTCAAGCGGCGATCGGCCACGCGACGGATCAGCAGCGCCCGAATCAGGCGAGCGGCTTTGTCGGTGATGCGTAGGTATTCGACGACCTGGAAGTCGCTGCCCGGGGTATCCAGCATGTTGCCGTCCCCCCAATACACGCCCGGATAGTCCGGATAGGTTTGCGACACCGAGTACCGCGCCCGATCCAGTTCGGAACGCACAGCCGAGGGCAGGGAGATTTTTTCGCCATCAATCGGCACCGGGCCGAGGCCCAGCACAGCACCGGTGGCCACGCGCATCGGACTGTCGGCGATGCTCACGAAAGCGTTGGCCAAGCGGCCAGCCAGCACGCCCAAGTCATTGCCGTGCAACTGCGGGACAACCAGCACACGCGGCGCTGCAAGGTTGGCCAACAGCGTTTTTCGCTCGGCCACGTACTTCGCCCAGGTCTGGTCGGCAGTAATGCCGGCAGTGCACGCCATCACGAAGATTCGACGCCCATAGGTATTGCTCAGCGAAATAGCAGCGTCATTCATGGCCGAAAGTTCTGCCGGTGCGGTCACCGGTTTGGTGATGACCACAGCCTCGACGGAGTAGCCCAGTTGCTGGGATTGCTCCAACGCATCAGTCCAATTGCCCTCGGCGCCGATCGGAGCGGCCACGCACGCCCAGCGCTGGCCACCGTTGAGACGAGCAGCGGTGATTTGGGTTTTCAGGTCGCTGGCCGCAACGCCCAGGGCGGCGTCCAGATCGCTGTCGTTGTTCAGGGGCAGAAACTGGCCGACGTTCTTGCCGGCAGGGCCGATGAATAGAAAGTAACGCTCAATCTCGTTCACTGGCCCCTGGCCCAGATTGAGATTGTCGACGGTGACTTGACCGAGTGCCATGCAGTGCCTCGTTAGCGGGATGAAGTTAGGATTTGTTGCAACACCTGGCTAATCAGCAGATCGGTGTCGCGTTCGGTTTCGGCGCCGATGAACTGGCGTTTGGGCAGCGTGATTTCCCAGCTCTGCGCGCCCGACGACTCGCTGCGCTGGTCGTCCAGGATGCGGATCAGCAAACCCGCCTTGGCGTAATTCACATGCTCTTGAATCCACGCCACTGACGGCCTGGTCAGGCTCGTTTTGCCAACCTGACGCACGCGCAAACCCAGCCGTCGCAAGCGCTTGGCCTGTTTCTCAGTGGCCGCCAGTCCCGGCGGGGTTTTGTTCCAGCGGCGCATCTGTGCGGCAGTGCGGCGTTCGCTGACGCCGTTGTGTTGCTGGGCGGCGACCCATCGGGTCAGGGCGTTTTTCCAGCCCAGCTCCGCTTCATCAGCGCTCACGCGGGTGACCACCATCAGCTTGGCCAGGCCGGCTTCCATCTTCTTTTTGCCTTTGCCGTCGCCCTGGCGCGGGGCGAACGCTGAACCGTCCAGGTTCCGCTGTTCACGAACACGCTTGCGGCTCATCGTCCGCACGCGCTTGGTGACCTGGTTCAAGAGCCGGCGGCGCAGCTGCGGCGGCAGGCTCAACAACGCCAGTTGCTCACGCACGCCCAAACGCCCGCGCACGTCGAGTTCGAACGTGCTACGCCCCGCCATTGGTGGCCACCTCGCCGCGCTCAGCGACCCACAAGTCAAACGGGATGAAGGCCCAGGTTTTGCCGAAGGCCTGAATCTCGCCGTCCGGATCTTCGGAGAGGTACTGCGGCTCGACGAATTCCAGGGTGACTTCCACGTCGAACAGATCACTGTCCAGCGGCTCCACGGAGAATTCCGGCGCCGGCAGTTCGTGGCGGTCGCGGTCGGCGTCGTGGTTTTCCAGCCAGCTGCCGACCAGGGCCATCAGGCGTGCCGGATGATCGGCGAAGCGTTCCAGGATGATCGCTGCGCGATAGTGCATATCGCCCAGGTGCATGCCGTCCACGTCGGGCTTCCAAACGAGATGGAGCTTTACCTGTTCGGTGAAGCTGTCGAGCTGTTCAGGCTCGACCAGGCGGCGTTCGAGTAGGTAGGCAGTCAGTGCCTGAAGCTTGGTCATAGCAACTTCGCCGTGATGCGGCCACGGCCCTGCAAGGCGCGCACAGCCTGCTGACTGAATGCCAGAAACGTGTCTTCACGCTCCGGCGCTTCCTTGCCGGTGTTCTCGGCGCTCTCACGGCGGGTCACGGTGGCGAACTGCTGCAGGGCGCTGGCCTTGGCGCGGCAATACACGGCGCGCTTGTACAGCCGGGCTTTGAAAGCACGCTCAGGCAGCAGCATCGGATCGGCTGTTTCCACGGCAACGATGCCCGCTGCAAGCCAGCTGGTTTTGAGCTTGGCCAGGTCGGTATTGACCTCGGCCATCGCGATAAACAAAGCGTCGATCAGCAGGTCGCCCAGGAACTCCGCCGGCAGGCGATAGCCCTTCTGAAACTCGGCCACGAAGAGGTTCGGCCAGAAGCCGTCGTTCTCGATCGCCTGTTCCACGATGGTGGTGGGTTTCCCGGAAAAGCTCATTGCTAACCGCTCGAATTAGGGCGGGGAGACTGTTTTTCGTGGGGCTGTCCATAAATGGCAGACACACGTCCACAGTTCCCCGCTGGGGGGGTAGTCGGTTATTGGGCGCCGTTGTTGGCGGGTGTTTGTTTGGCGATCGCCTTGCGGCATTTCGCAATGCGCGTTTCGTTGCCGGCTTTGGCGTACAGCTCAGTGGAGCGCTCCAGGTGCGTAAGCGCGGTTTCCCACTGCTCGGCCTCCATCGCGCGCATACCGATCAACTTGTGGTACTTGCTCGGGATCTGCTCGATCAGATCCCACTCACCGTCGACACGCGGCAGCAGGTTGGACAGATACGGTTCCGGGCTACGCTGGGCGTTGTATTCGGCGTATGCCCAATCGATCACTGCATCCGCGACGAAGGTCTGCACGTCGCGCCGCTTGAAGCGCTCCGGCATTTCCTGACCCTGCTCAATCGCAAAGTCCGCCAGCACCAAGCCGTCTTCGAACTGCTCGGTGTCGAACAGCCAGACCATCACCTGCACCAGGACGGGGTTCGGCATCACCAGGCCCGAATCCATGTAGCGCTGAATAAAGTCCTGGTACTTGGGCAGCAGTTCCTCCCGCTTGAGTGCCTGACGCCCGGCCAGCCCCTTGATCGCGCTCAGGCGCTCCAGGTCTTGCGCCATTGCCGCTTCCTGCAGGAGCAGGTGTTTTTTGGCATTGGCCGGACTGCTCAGGGCTTCCGCCGGCGAATACGCCAGCGGTGCCGCTGCAGCAGCGATCAATGCAGCGCTTCCCAGGGCCAACGTGCGGCGCTTGTGTGCGAGAGCCAGGCTCACTTCACCAGCTCCACGTTTTCGGTCAGCGCGATCTTTTCCAGCTGCTCGATCACGTAGCCCTCGTTACGGCTGTTGTAATCCTCGACGCGAGAACGTTTCGGGTTGTCCACGGTTTGCTTGCGCCAGCTGGAGTCCTGGAAGTAAATCGACAGGTTGTCCCAACTGGTGACCAGCACGCCGTTGACCGGAAAGAACGGCACGCTGAAGCTTGGCAGACCACCGTAAGTAGCGATCACCTGAGCGTCCTCGATGCGCTCTTTCTCGGTTGGTGTATCACCCTGCTTGGCGTACAGCTTCGCTTTGTCAGCGGCCAGCAGGTCGGTGCCGATGATTGCCACCAGGTCGCCGCCGTCGCGCAGACGCTCGTCCACCATTTGCTTGGTGTCGTGCACCAGGGCATCCAGGTTCTCGTAATCACCGCCCTGACCCATGGTCACCTTGCCAGGTGTCTTACCTTCCTTGAGTACCTGCTGCGGCGCCTGCTCGCGCAGCTGCTGCAGCCAGCCTTTGTTCACGTCCTGCAGCATCGGATAGGCTTCGATGTCGGTCTGCGCAGCCGCTTTCACACCATGGAAACCGACCATGATGCGATCCAGGGCGATCTGTTTCTGCACGGCAGCCGAGTAGCGTTGATGGAAGTCCGGGAACTTGGCCCAGGCATCGATTTTCGCGTAGGGCAGCCCCACGTCCGATTCGGTCGACGACAGCTCATAGGTGCTGTTCTCCAGCGCCGAGGCGTCTTTCGCCACGCGATCGGTGGTCTTGGTGTTGGTGCGGCCAGTCACCGGGCCAGACACGCCAATAAACACCTTCTCGCCCTTGATCTCGGTCACCGGAATGACGTTGATGCGCTGCAGGAAGTCCGCTTTGGCGGTAATGGCGTCGTTCAGCTCCTGGGCGATCGACGGCTCAACGGAAAACATCTTGCTGGCCAGCTCGACACCGTAGGTCTCGGCGATCGCCAGTTGCATTTCGGCGTACATCTTGGCGCCGTAAGCGCTCAGGGAACGGGCCATGGTCAGAGCACCCGCGCTTTGGATTTGTCAGCCGGGCCGGAATTGCGCGGCAACTGACGTCCTGTGGAGGTGTTCTGCAGCGCAGTGAACTGTTTTTGCAGGCTGGTCAGCGCTGCCAGCACAGCCTTGTTGCTGCCGCCGTTGCGCTTGAATTCGCGCTCTTCTTCGGCAGTCGTGACAATCTCGTCCACTGCCGCGCTGACGTCATCGATCGGGGCTTGATCGGGTTCCGGTGCGTCTTCGGCTGCAGGCTCGATCACGGCCTGAATGCCGGCAGCGACGACCAGCAGCTGGGCCAGCAGGGCTTTCAAAGCCGTTGCGGTAGCTTCATCCATTGGGGGTTTGCTCTCGGTTGGGGTTTTCGGGGTGGTTTCGGCGGACGTGTCTTCAATGCCGAAACGCTTGAACAAGCGGGTGAACATGGCGGCGAGGCGCCCGATCTCGCCCTGCGGCTCGGTCTCAGATTTGGTCTTAGTCACGGGTAGCGGGCCCAACTCCAGCGATGCGGCGTAGTACGCGGCGCGGCTGGTTCGGTTGGAGAAATACAGCTCTTGCGTGCCGAGGCTGGCCGGCGAATCAGTCACCGCCAGCCCGGTCAGATAGGCCTTGCCGCTGCCGGCAAAATTCGGGGTGATTTCGATGCTGCTGAACAGCTTCTGGCCCTGATCGTTGAGGTACAGCAGGCGGTCATTCGGTTTCAGCTGCGCTTCCAGGGCAATTTGCCCCGGTTCCAGATCTTCACCCTCCTCCACCAGGCGCACGGCAAATACGGTGCCGTGCGAGCCTGTCCAGCGTTCGTGGTCACACCAGATCACAGCGGTATATTTGGCCGGGGTGTAGGTCTCAGCGATGTCGCGCAGTTCCTGGGGCAGAATCTCGCGGCCATCGACGGTCGGGCCGCTGGTGGCAACACGTTTCCAGTAGGAGATAAGGGAACGGGGCATGGTGGTAACTGCGCTCAATCACTGAATGAGCCGCAACGATAGGGAGCCGATTTGCCCCAAACAAACGGTTGGTTTTCGGCGATCTCCTATTTTCTGGATATAGGCGAATGATGGGATTTAACCCCGCGTTTCCGGCGTTTTCGCCGCATAGACTGCGGCCCATGAACTACCCGACCGAAGTCAAAGAAGCCGCAAAACGTCTCTACCTGCGCCGCTGTTCGGTGAAGGAAATCCAGGCGCATTTGAAGCTGCCAAATATCCGTATCGTCTACTACTGGATCCGCCAAGGCGGCTGGGACGAGATGCTTACGGATGAAGAACCATTGAGCGCCGTCAACCGACGAATCACCTTGATTCTGGAGAAGATCGAGCCGCTGACGAAAGCCGAACTGGACGAACTGGAGCGGCTGACAAGCCTGCTTGAGCGACTGAAAAAGCTCGTGGCCAAACCTGCGCCGGCGGCGGCAACAGATCGTCCGGACGAGCCTCGCGAACGTCAGCCTGGTCAACGCCGTGAGCGTGGCGAAGGCGGCGGCAAGAAGCGCGACAAGAAGGCAAAGAACGACATCAGCGGCCTGACCGAAGTGGACTTCCTGGATAAGTTCATCTCGAAAATGTACGGCTACCAGAGAGAACTGTTCGAGGCGAAACAGAACCCGCTGACCCGCCGTGTCCGAAACATCCTCAAAAGCCGTCAGGTCGGCCTGACCTACTACTTCGCCGGCGAAGCGTTCATGGACGCCGTGTTGAGCGGTGATAACCAGGTGTTCCTGTCGGCCAGCCGATCGCAATCCGAGATCTTCCGCAGCTACATCATCCAATTCGCCAAGCAATGGTTTGATATTGAGCTGACCGGTAACCCGATCACCCTGAGCAACGGCGCCGAGCTGCGCTTTCTCAGCACCAACAGCAGCACCGCCCAGGGCTACCACGGCCACGTCTACGTGGACGAATATTTCTGGATTCGCGACTTCGAAAAACTCAGCACCGTGGCCAGCGCCATGGGCACCCACAAGAAATGGCGCAAAACCTATTTCTCGACGCCCAGCGCCGTGTCGCACCAGGCGTATCCGTTCTGGTCGGGCGAAGAGTTCCGCAACAGCAAGCGCGGCAAGAAGGCCGGCGGTGTGTGGCCGAGCGAAACGGCCTACACACAGGGCGCGCTGTGTCCGGACGGCCAGTGGCGCAAAACGATCACCCTGGACGATGCGATCGCCGGCGGCTGCGATTTGTTCGACCTGGAGCAGCTGCAGCTGGAGTACGACGAGGACAAGTTTCAGCAGCTGTTCTACTGCAAGTTCATCGACAGCACCCAAAGCGCGTTCAGTCTCAAGGATCTGGAGCGCTGCTACTCGGATCTGTCGTTGTGGGAGGACTACAACCCGGATCTGGATCGCCCGTTCGGCAACAGCCCGGTGTGGCTGGGGTACGACCCGAGTCGCACCCGCGACGACGCCACCTGTGTGGTCATCGCGCCGCCGCTCGAACCCGGGGCGAAGTTCCGGATCCTGGAGAAGCACAGCTGGCGGGGCCATTCGTTCACCTACCAGGCCGCGCAGGTCAAGAAGCTGACCGAGCGCTTCAACGTGCAGCACATCGGCATTGATGTCACCGGCGTGGGTTACGGCGTTTTCGACCTGGTGCGCGACTTCTACGCCAAGGCGACACCGATTCACTACAGCCTGGAAGCGAAAAACGCCCTGGTGCTCAAAGCCCAGGACACGATTCAAGGCAGTCGCATCGAGTGGGACGCCGGATGGACGGATATCGCCCAGGCCTTCCTGACCATCAAGCGCGGCGCCACCAACAGCGGTCAGATCACCTACAGCGCATCCCGTACCGAAGCCACCGGTCACGCCGACATTGCCTGGGCGGTGATGCACGCCCTGTCCAACGAACCTTTGAACACCAACAAGCGGCGTCGTAGCCGCTACGTCACGAGTAACCAGAGCAGCCATGGCCAACCGCAAACGCAGAAAGCACCACGTAGCCCAACCACAGCAGCAGCCGATGCGCTCATTTACGTTCGGGGAGCCGGAACAGGTGCTGTCGGGCAACATCGGCGAATACGTGGGCGTGTTTCCCAGCGACGATGGCAAGATCTACAAGCCGCCAGTGTCCCGGGCTGGTCTGGCCAAGCTATTGCGCGCCAACGCGCACCACGGCGCCATTCCGAAGTTCAAGCGCAACCTGCTGCTGCGTGAGTTCATCGCCTCGGCTGGCTGCCGCACAGAGACGATGGGGCGCGCCGGCCTGGACTACATGGTCTTCGGCGAAGCGTACTTCTACAACGACACCAACGCATTCGGCCAGGTGCTTGAGTTGCAGCACCTGCCAGCGATCAATATGCGCGTGAAGGTCGACGGCGGCTTCGTGATGCTGCTCCCCGACAATAAGGAGATGGAGTTCGAGGCGCACGAAATCTCCCACGTTCTGGACTACGACGTGGAACAGAACATTTACGGGATTCCAGACTATCTGGGCGGCCTGCAGGCGCTGCTGCTGAATGAGGCCGCTACCCTCTTCCGCCGGCGCTATTACAGCAACGGTGCGCACGCTGGCTACATCTTCTACACCAATGACCCCGACCTGACCGAAGAGGACGAAGACGAGCTGCGCGCCCAAATCAGCGCGAGCAAGGGTGTGGGCAACTTCCGATCAATGTTCGTCAACATCCCCAACGGTAAGGAAAACGCCATCCAGATCATCCCGGTGGGCGACTTCCAGGCGAAAGACGAGCTGGAGAAAGTGAAGAACATCACTCGAAACGATGTCATCGCGGCCTGGCGGATGAACCCGGCGCTGGCAGGCATCATCCCGGAAAACACCGGTGGATTCGGCGACATCGAAAAGATTGATCGCGTGTACACCAGCAACGAAATCCGGCCGATCTGCCAGTTGTTCGACCAGCTTAATGACAAATTGCGAGAAGACAGGCGCTTTAGCTGGAAGCCCGCTCAGGAAGCAGTGGATACCACTATATGAACAACCAAGCGGAGAGAAAGCCACTACATATTGTGGCAATATGGTGGCGATCAGCTGCCCCTGGGGAGGGACACAATGAGAGTTGTATGCAAGTGCGGCCACAAGGGTCGAATTGCTTCACGGGAAGAGGTAACAACGGAGTTCGTGAAGCTGTATTGCCAATGCCTGGACGCAAAGTGCGGGCATACGTGGGTGTCAAACCTGACGTTCTCACACACGCTCAGCCCGTCTTCGCAGACCTTCGAACGCATGTTGATCGATCGGTTTCGCGAGTTGCCCAGGGCAAAGCAGCGGGAGCTGTTCGAGCAGTTGGGGTCGCAGGCGGTGGCGTAGGTACAAACCGCCAACGCTGCAGCGTCGGCGATCGGGATCATTCAAAGAATGACGTTCAGCCCCCTACTTTCTCCTTTGGGTTGATTGCCAGTATCTCAGCCACGCGACGAACCTGCTGCTGTTCAACGCGACTCAGCCGACGATACAGATCGATCAGTCGACGCTCGATGTCCGTGAGTACGGTCGTTTCCGACCCGACGTGCTCGAGGTTGATTTGATCGTTCTTCTTGCGATCCAACATGCTAACTACTCCATAAAGTGCATTGCTGAACGGACTTTATGGGGCGTGGCAAAAATCATTGGAATGGTAGCTTTCCCAATGATGTATGGCTTTTCGTGAATTAAGCCCGACGCCTGGCGGCGTCGTCAGCCATGGCCTCAAGGAAACGACGGATCGCTTTTTGATCCTCATCCGAGATGGTTCTGAACTGGTTTATCAACTCTTCTTCTGCTGCGCTAAAAAGTTGACCCAGAGGAGTGGATCGCCGGCCGGTCAGCACATAGGCAGCATCAACGCCACGTTCTTCAAGAGCCGTGACGTATCGGAGATCGAGAGAGTTCGCTCCCAATTCGTAGTTCTTTTGTGTGCCCCGGCTGACGCCAAGCAGCACTCCAAAATCAGTTTGATTTAACCCCAAGCGCTCGCGCTCTTCCCTGAGGCGTTCACCAACTCGATCCGCTATGAGCATTTTTTTATTCACCACCATTGACTTGATCATTTTTTTGACCAAGAATCACCACAGACAAACGCAAACAAACAAAAACAAACAAGGGGAGCACTATGCCCGCCACCGTTACGCACGAGCAAGCCCGGGCGGCGCTTGATCGAAAAGGAGTCAGCATTGCGGAGTTCAGTCGCAAACACGGACTGAACAAAAATTTAGTCAGCGACCTATTGAACGGTCGGATCAAAGGTCGCCGGGGGGAGGCACATCGCGCCGCTGTGTTACTAGGGATTAAAGACGGCGTGATCGAACAGTAATAGCGGCGCTCAACAGGGAAAAGTAGAAGATGAAAAGCCCGATCCTAGACACTCGCAAAGAAGTCATGAGCGAGATCATCCGCAGCTATACCGGAGGACGTGAGGCCGCTGCCGCACGCTTGGGGCTGAAGCTTAAAAAGTTCGACAACCATGCCTACGAAAATGCCGGCTGTAGCCCCCTTAGTGACACGCAAGTTTTCATGCTGGAGCAAGATTGCGGCACACACCATTTCCCCAACTACGTCGCGTCGATGTATGGCGGGCTGTTTGTGCCGGTTGCTGATCCTGAGACCTTGGACAACGTCGAGCTTTACGCTCGATCGGTGCAGGTAGCAGCAAAGCGCGGTTGTGTTGACCTAGCGATCGCCAAGGCGCTTGAAGACGGTTCGATCAGCGAAGAAGAAGCCGAGCTGATCCTAGACGCCCACAACCTCCATGTTGCTGCACGACACTCCGAAGTGCTTGCAGCCATCGCTCTATACCGTGCGGGGAAAGCCCAATGAACAATCTGTCTGCAGCACAGGAATATCAGGACATGCTCAAAGCCGCGGCATCGCTGTTCCTCGAACGGCACCGGTGCGAACACTTGAGCGACGATCTGCAATTGGTCAAACGCGCCGTTCAACATTTGGTGTCCGACTTCGACGTACTGACTCCGACAGCCGAAAAAATGGTTCACCTGGCCTACAGCGATTTATCTGCCGCAAGCGATCGGCAGCGCCTCGATGTACTGACCAGCACGGCGACACATACAGTTATCACTGACACAGGCACCGGTGAGGTTTGGGCCGTCCCCGTCAGCCTGATCTATGAACGCATTCTGAACGCGCCGGACAACGGGCGTTTCCGCGTTACCACTCCTTAGCACCCAACCAACAAATTCCCGAGCCCCCATGTCCGTGGGTTTGGGTGAGCTGCGCCCGAAATTGAGGTTTGACGATGGAAAACACCCTGAACATCAACGCAAAACTGCCGCCAGCGCAGGCCGAAGCGCTCTTGGTAAACCTGCGTGAACAATACCGTCTCAGCCTCAATGACCATTGGTATGCAGATCAATACCGATTTATCCCCGAAGGCCTGCGTCACGGATCGATCCTCGCTAACTGTCCTGTGATGGCCGCTCAGAAACACCTGATCGGCGCCCTCTCCCTCTGCCTTAAGAAAGTGAAGTAACCATGAAAGAGCAACTGCGTAGCGACGTGATCGAACGCTTGAAATTCGATTACGGCCTCAAGCACAGGACAAACACCGACTACATGCGGGGGGGGACTTGCCCGAAGTGCAGGCAGAAGACGCTTTACACCCGTTTTGATGCTCCGTGGTTAGTGATCTGCGGCAGACCTGAAAAATGCGCCCACACGATGCATGTGAAGGAGCTGTACGACGACCTGTTTGAAGACTGGAGCAAACGCGCGCCAGCGACCGATCAACACCCTAACGCGACCGCCCGCGCCTATCTGGAATTTGCCCGAGGTTTTCGCTTAGAGCTGATCCAGGGATGGTTCACCCAGGAAAGCTATTACTCGGCCGAACACAACGCCGGCAGCGCTACCGTTCGCTTTGCCCTGGAGAAAGGTGGCTGGTGGGAAAGGTTGATCGACCGCCCACACCGCTTTGGAAAGATGAAAGCGCGGTTCAAATCGAAGGACAGCTACCGCGGCGTCTGGTGGTGCCCGCCTTGCGTGGATCTGCTGGAAGCCAAAGAAATCTGGATTGTGGAAGGAATCTTCGATGCGATCGCCTTGGTACACAACGACATCGCAGCAGTGTCGGCTATGTCTTCGAACGCGTTCCCGGAGGAATCACTGCGGGCGCTTGCTGGAAACCGCGAAGGAAAGCTACCGAAGCTGGTGTGGGCCTTGGACAACGAACCAGGTGCACACACCTACACCAAACACTGGGCCAAGCAGGCGCGAGCGCTGGGGTTCGTTTGTGAGGCCGCGCAGATCCCTCTCCGTGACGGACGGAAGACCGACTGGAACGACCTGCATCAGCGCTGGGGCTTTATCGACGACGAAAGCGAACGCGCTGACCAAATTGCCGCTGACCTGAAACAGGCACGCCACCAGGGCGCGCTGCTGCTGGCAGAGAGCGCCGCCGAGAAAGCGTTGCTGATGTACGACTGGAACAAGCGCGGGGAATTCCACCTCAGCTTCGGTAGCCGCCTCTACTGGTTCAAATTGGACATGGAGAAATTCAACAGGGCGATGCAGGACATCGAGGACAGCGAAAACCACGACGACCAACTGCTCAACCAATCCCAACAGCGCGAGAAAGCTTTGCAGCAGTCTGGCAGCGTCGTCGAGATCGCCAACTGCTACCCACAGGCGCTGTACTTTCAACGCAACGAAGTTACCGATGAATCCTGGTACTACGTGCGTGTGGACTTCCCTCACGACTCAGAAAGCGTGAAGAACACCTTCACCAGCGGTCAGCTATCAGCCGCCAGCGAATTCAAAAAACGCCTGCTCGGGATGGCTGCCGGTGCCATGTACACCGGTAGCGGCCAACAGCTCGACAAGTTGATGAAGGATCAACTGTTCGGCATCAAAACCGTGTCCACGATTGACTACGTGGGCTACAGCAAGGAATACGGCTGCTACGTTTTTGGGGATCTCGCCATCAAGGATGGCACGATCTACAAAATCAACAGCGAGGACTATTTCGAGTTTGGAAAACTGCGGCTGAAATCGCTGCAGAAAGGCGTCCCGATCAAGCTGCAGCGTGACGGGAAGGACTTTGACGAGCAGTGGCTGCAGTTGCTGTGGACATGCTTCGGCGCCCAAGGCCTGGTCGCACTGGTGTTCTTCTTCGGTTCGCTGTTCTGCGAGCAGATCCGGGCGCGCTATCAGTCCTTCCCTTTTCTGGAAGCCACCGGCGAGGCCGGGGCCGGCAAAACCACCCTGCTTAACCTGCTGTGGAAACTACTCGGCCGCGAGGGGTACGAAGGCTTCGACCCGATGAAGTCGACCAAAGCCGGTCGTTCGCGATTGATGGGGCAAGTCGCAGGTATGCCAGTCGTATTTCTCGAAGCCGATCGGCACAGCGAGGATCGCTCCCACGCCAAAACCTTCGAATGGGACGAGCTAAAGGATTATTACGGCGGCGGCACCTTGGCCACCAAAGGTGTGAAGACTGCCGGCAATGAAACCTACGAACCACCGTTTCGCGGCACGATCGCCATCAGCCAGAACGCGGCCGTGGTCGCCCATGAGGCGATCATGACCCGGATCGTGAAGCTGCACTTCATCCGGCCGACAGTGACGCCGCAAAGCCGCGCTGCAGCGGACAAGCTGAACGCCTTGGACGGCGGCACGCTCAGCCACTTCTTGATTCGGGCCGTCGGTAAAGAATCGGCCGTCCTCGAGCTTTTCGCCCAGCGCATGCCTGAACACGAATCCAAGCTGCGCCGTCTTCACACCCACTGCTTCGACTGCGGAACCGAGTTCCCAAGCGAACAAGGTAATTGCCGCAGCTGCGGATCCGACCTGCGCGGATACATCCGTGTGGAGCGGATCAGCAAGAACCACGCGCAGCTGCTTTCGCTGCTCGATGCGCTGCGCCTGGTTCTGAAACTGGACGAGCCTCAGGTAGCAGCGACCCAGCGGCAGATCGTCCGTATGGCGATCGAGCGTCAAGCCTCAATCAGCTCCGACCACCCGGCCGTTGCCGAATTCTGGGAGGTCTACGACTACCTCGAATCGCTCAATGATGACCCCTTGGTCGATCACAGCAGCGACCCGAACGTGATTGCGATCAACCTCAATGAGTTCAGCGAACGAGCTGCCGAACACAAACAGAAGCTGGCCGACGTCGCCACCCTGCGCGACCTGTTGAAAGAGTCCCGCTCGCACAAGTTTCTGGAGGCAAATAAAGCCGTACACAGCGCAGTCCGCGCAGCGATGAACAGCAGAACATCCCTGGCGCCGGGCCGTCCCACAACGGTCAAGTGCTGGATCTTCAAAGCGTGAAAAGGAGGCTACACCGATGCAAATCCAAGTCTTTATGGGTAATGCCGGCGACGGCAACACGAACAAGCTGCAGGAGATCATCGATCGCCTGAATGCGCTGGGGAAGAGCCAGCCGGTGATTCAAGCCGGGGCTTACGGCGAGGACGGGCTGCTACAGATTCTTGAAGTTCGTGCTGCAGGTGGCCAGCGCGAAATCCTGGTGGAGTCGTGCAGCCCACAGCAGATCTTGAGCGTACTTGAATGGCAATCCTGCACCGAGGAAGACCCGAATTACGCTGACCTGGTTATTCACCTGGCCCGTCGAGACTGACGGATGAGAAGCGATGTCGAGGAGTTGCAGCTCCCCGACATCAACCACCACTGAGGGCAACACCATGGAAGCAAGGCACCAAAGCAGCAGTGATCCAAAGGCTAACACACTCAACAACATTGACCCGCACGAACGGCATCTGATGGCTATCAGAATCGTAGGTACAGCGCTGTTTGAATATCGAGTACGGAAAACTGAAGCAGCGCGGATCCGGCTTGAATGCCTTACCACTTTCGCCAAAGAGTTGGGCGACATCGATGCGAGAGAGTTCGCTGTTGTAGCTCAACTACTGGCAGGCAAATCGACAGCAGAACGCCCCCCAATTGATCGAACTTACACACTCGAAGGTATCGCACTATGAAAACGCTTTTTGTACTGATGGCTCAATACAATGGCCAAGTGGTAATTCCCCTGGATCGAGTGTGCCAGGATTATTTCACGCACCTGACAACGGATATGTTTCAACGCAAAGTTGGTGCCGGGCAGATAAAGCTCCCGATTACTCGCATGGAGCCGAGCCAGAAAAGTGCGAAAGGTGTTCATATTGCAGACCTGTCGGCCTATCTGGATGAACAGCGCGCTGCTGCAGTCAAAGAAAGTAATCAACTGAATAGCGCGCCGCGCAGCAGCTAATTCACTTCAACGTTTTGGCGCCCAGTTTTACGGGCGCCTGCAGGATGCGCTCGAACCATTCCCAAGTTGCATAAGCATCCCCTCGCCCGCGCAAGTGGGTATAACGGCGCATTGAGTTCCAATCTCGATGGCCCGACACGCTCGCCACCCGCGGAATATCCCAATCCATTTCAAAAAGACGACTGACGCCTTCGTGTCGCAGATCGTGAAAGTGCAGATCTTCAATGCCCAGGATTTTGCAGGCCCTTGTCCAGGACGTCGACACGGATTCAGCGCTGTAAGGAAAAATCTCAGGCAACACCTTAGGCATGGTCTGAAGGATCGCCCATGCTTCTGGCGGCAAATGACACCAGACGTCGTTACCGATTTTTTGCCCAGGGTTCTTCATGTCACGAACCAGAACCCGCTGGCCAGCCTCGTCCAAATCCTCCCAGCGGATCCGGGTAATCTCTTCTTGCCTACGCGTGGAGAACAACGCGAAGCCGGTCAGTTTAAGCATGTTGATAGAAGTTGGACGACGGGTTTGGATATCCAGGAAGTGTGTAAGCAGCTTGTCGAGTTCGTCTAGGGTGGGCCGGCGATCGCGTTCGCGGCTTTTCATGTTGTAACCGAGCTTTTTTAATACTCGGCGCGCATCCGCCATTGCATGCGGATTCACCTCATAACCCCAAGCTGGCCGAGCGATTGAGAGAACCGCGCCAAGGTGTGCGAGATCGTTGCCAGCGGTCTGAGGCTGAACGCCCCCACCCTCCTTGCCCATGCGCCATAGCGCATACTCAACCAGGTGCTGGCTACTTATATCTCTGTCGTTCAGTTTCGCCAAGTACGACTCGCTGATCGCCTTCAACGTGCCGAGTTTCGTTTTCCCGAGAGGGCGCGCCTTGGTCATCTCGGCCAAGTAGCGATCGATCATTTCCTTGATCGTCGCACCAGGTCTGTTCGCCCGCTCGATCGCACCTGGTTCGTCCAGTTCGGTTTCTCTTTTACGCACCCAAGCCTGTGCGGCCTGTTTTCGGGCGAAGGTCTGACTCTCTTGGTAAACTTGCGCCCCATCGCGAAACAGGCGTATCTGTGCCGTGTAACTGGTGCTGCCGTCGGTGCGTTTCCGTGCTCTGATCGTGGCCATAGTCAACTGGTACAATTGGGAAAGTGGTTGGTACATTGTACCAACCGACCCCAGAAAACGCCTATTTACCCCCTGAAATCGGCTTAGAACACGTAGAGCAAAATGGTACAGAAATCAGCTACATACCCAACAAACACCGGCTCTACGCTGTCTAGAAGGTTCTCCGTTGCGCCCATGATGGACTGGACCGACCGCCATTGCCGTTTCTTCCTACGCCTCCTGTCGAAGAACGCCCTGCTCTACACCGAAATGGTCACCACCGGCGCTCTCCTCAACGGCGACCACGAACGTTTCCTCCGTCACAACGAAGCCGAGCACCCGTTGGCGCTGCAGCTCGGCGGAAGCGTCCCGCTGGATCTGGCCGCTTGCGCGCGCATGGCCCAGGCGCATGGTTACGACGAGGTGAATCTGAATGTTGGCTGCCCGAGTGATCGGGTGCAGAACAATATGATCGGTGCGTGCCTGATGGGGCATCCGCAGTTGGTGGCGGATTGTGTGAAGGCGATGCGC